TGCTCTGCGATATCCCCACTGACCAATGCTGTTGGAGCAAGATTATATTGAACGGCACTGTCTGCCGCGCTATCTACCCATGTACCACCACTTGTTATGGCTCGTTTATAAACACGGAATTGGAATATACTCTGTGATACAGGTACTAAACTATAGTTGATAGGTACGACTACTGCATCAAGCATAGTGCTTTTCAATCTTATAGCGATAACAGGTAAAAAACTATTATCGTTTGGTAATCTTACAGGACTACCTATAATGTGTGAGGCTGCTCTTGGATTGCCTGATCCTGTTAATTGGAATCCACCTTCGCTCAATACGCTTGAGCAAATCTGTCGTAACATGCTTGCTGATGCTGTTGCACCAGTGTTTGTTATCTCATAACGCAATGGCAATGTAGCAGTTGTCATATATGTTGTAGTGTTATCAGCAGTAAGAGTGCTTGGTGTGTTGGCATGATTGAATGTATGACAAGTAATGAATATGCCGTTGATAACAAATCCAACACGAACGCTACCTACACCTAACCATTCAATATCACAGAACCATATCTGATCTAATGCTGGATTCAATGTGATACCACTAGGATTGTAAGCACCGCCGGCACCGTTCAACCTGTCACCGTTCCAATTTGCCTGTGCTATTCTATCTTCTACTACTATACCTGTACTCTTGCTACGAATGACCATGTTCAATGTAGTACCATTGACTTCAAAGAATATGCCATTATCTTGACTAAAATAACCTGCTCGTTGGCGCAAGTTTGCTTTTGGTGTATTCATACAGAATGTATGGAATATCAATAAACTCTTACCAGGCTGATATGGGAATGTTTTTGTTGTTTCTCTTAATACGCTATCATTAACACCTGTACCAACGTTTAATTCAAATGTGCTTGAGTTACTATTATAAACTACGTTTGCTGTTCCGGCAATATTTGAACTAAACTGTTCGTGGTCGTAATATCTTGCTTGAGTATCATATAGTGTATACGGGTTACTTACACGCAAACGGCCGAATGCGTCTGTTGCCTCATCAGCAAATGCTACACTTGCTGTGCCTGTGATGCCTACATTGCCTGATACGATCCAAGGATCTGTGCCCTGTGTGACTTCAACAGTGTTGTCAATATTGACATTACCAGTTACGTTAGCATTAACGTTACCTTCAACGATCCAAGGATCAGTTCCTTGTAATACTGTAACATTACCTGCATCAATGTTGATGTTGCCGCTGACCGGCATTGTATTGCCAGAAACATCAATATTTCCGATACCATCTACTGTAACATTACTGACAATAACATTGCCTGCTATAGTGACATTACCGCCCACTATGCTGGAACGCACATGGACTTGACCTGTTACACTATCAAGTTCAAGAGCCTGCGTGATGTTGCGCAGGTACCACGGGGAAACTTCTACTGGTTCTGGATAAGCCATATTGTATCTCACTAAATATAAGAGTATTTATCAGAATAGGATCCTAAAATGATGCCATCACAGTTTCGTAAAGCAAATATAAAAGATAATAAAGATGAATTGTTATCCAAGATAAGGATCATAGATAACCTATTTCCTGATTATGATTCAAAGTCAATTAGAGAAAAGCACGAATTTGAGTCGGTTCTATGCAACTACTATACGGGCGGTAAGATAGGATCAGACGGATTATTAGTTAATTTTAGTAGCAAACTTACTTTATACGCTGATCAAGCATTAACAAAAATCAACTATGGTAGGGTAAAACAAACATTAAGCACTGTTTTTTTAGTCAGCGATAACGAAAGTCCCTTTAGGGATGTCATGCATGTAGATGATAGTTCACCTTTTGAAAATGGATATACGTTGAGTTATCACTTCATGGGTGAGAACAATTGCGGGGGTACTAGTTTTTATCAGGACTATGAGAGCGACACTCCTTTGTTACAGGTTCCATTCAAAGAGAATCGCTTAGTAGTGTTTCCAGCCTGTATACCTCATACAGGTTATACTAACGCAGGGTACGCATATAAGTCAAAGAGGGTGATATACACCCTCTTTACTATCTTAGATATGTGATATTACTTGATATCTAAAGGACGATCTTTAGTTGCTACTACACAGAAATAGCGTTCTTTGAACTCTTTAGGTGTACCATCATCATTGCTGACATTAGGTAAAGCGACACCGAATTCTACTGCTTGGAATTGATCTATCTTGAATCCTGTACGGTTTAGTAGAGCGATCAATTGATCCTGACCTAATATGCTATAATGATTAGGATTGTATTCATGCTTACGATCACATGCGGGTGCAGGAACTTCGATATATATCTTGCTTCCCTGCTTTAATATACGATTATATTCCATCAAACTAAAGATAGGATATGGACTATGCTCTAATGCATGACGAAGGAATATAAAGTCTACACTTTCATCATGATATCCATCACGCTGAGGAATAAAACTCAAGTCATATTTCTTGATAGTATGACCCTTGCTCTCACAATTATTGATATCGCCAGGACTTAATGTCACACCTACGAGGTCTGTGTATCCACGCTTTTTCATCTCATCTAAGAAATAGCCAGGACCGCATCCTAGGTCAAGAATCTTAGCATCTTTGGGAATATTTAATGGGTCGATGTACTGTTCGACTACTTTCATAGTCAAGCCTTCGTGCATCTTGCTGTCGCCCTCGTCATAAATGTGGGCAGTATAAAGCCACTCGTTGTAGAGTTTGAGTTTGACCAAGTCTAAGGTCTGGTTGATATCGATTAAATTTTGCATGTTAAATCCTATGTTGATTTAACAATACTTATTCTGAAAATATGAGTAGATTATTTTTTATAGCCCCTGAACGGCTTTATTGGGCTTTTAGCATTTGTGCTATCTAATTCTTTACTTTCGTCATCACCACTGTTTAAATCTTTATATTTTATACCTGCAGCCTTATATGCTTGTTTAAGCATATCAGACTCGACTTCTGTATATGCGTGTGCAGTATTAAACTTACCTGCCCAACTTTCGCCATCAATATCGGGCACAAATGTTCCGTCAGTTGATGCCACAGCCATCATGACACGATTGAGATCGTAGGTTCTATCAAAGTTACTATTAGCAAAAACATGCAAGCCTTTTGTTGACTGTTGATGTCTTTTACTGATATCACCTACTTTCTTTTCGACTATGAATTCTTTGGCTCTCATTTTGGATAACCTTTGAATGCTCTGACTGGAGAAACTTTACTTGTATCTTTCATCTCTTCGCTACCGGGACTACTGACTGCTACTTTACCATGTCTGTTTACTTTTGCTAATGCTTGATCTATGACTTTACCTACATTAGGATCGAAACTGCCCACTGTAGGATGCTTACCTAGTTTACTTTCAGGACGGAACTTAGGTCTGTTTTTATCTTGCACACCATCTTCGCTGTGCATTTCACCACGAACTGCGGCTATCGCTACCCCAAAACGATAGATATCATAGAAGTTGCTGTTGCTTAATTCAGGTATCATATACGTATATGGTAACGCTAGGAATGCGACATCCAATCCATCGTGAACATCGCTCAACTCTTGTTCAGTTAAAAACTCTTTGGCTCGCATATTAACCTTCTGTAGTGATGAAGACATTACCGGATTCAGTAACTAGTCCTTCACCTGCTTCTGATATCATAGGCACGCCTACCCCTAGATCACCTTCATATGTGACCTGGTAACTAATAAAATGTGTTATTACTTCATCTTGTAGTGGACTGACTAGAATTCTAACGTTACCATCTAAAACATCCATATTGTATTGTGTTAACCAGTTGCCTACGTTAGTAATACCGTATACTGTGAACTTCACATTAGAAAGATCATTATATGCTTCTGACCCTATGAAAACCATCTGACTGTCGTTATTATCTTCACGATAACTCTTTATCTGAAACAACGCCATAGTGTATTCATCTACCGGGTAAGTGAATATGGGCTGATTTGGGGCATCATTTAATGTCACAGTTTTTGTTATCTGTGTGCTTGTCTGCTGTAGATACGTGAAGTTGTTATTGATCTTCTGGAACGCGGTGCGTAACGGATCACCTTCTCCGTCGTTAGGTAATGTACCTACATTTACAAGTTGAATAGCCATAATAAAGTCCCCTGTGTTTACTATTTATCGCATAAATATCATTATGTGGATAATCAACTGGTTACCAGAATTCGTGGTTCATCTCATATTCCTAGCAGGCGTAGTAGGAACTATAGCGGGTTTTGTGCTTGGTTTCATACCGTTCGTAAGCAAATACAAACTACCCATACAGATAATAAGCCTAATATTGTTGTCTCTAGGCGTGTATCTAGAGGGCGGATTAGCAGAAAAAGCCAAATGGGAACTAAGAGTCAAAGAGATGGAAGTCAAGGTCGCTGAGGCCGAGGCCAAATCGGCTGTAGTCAATACAGAGATAGTTGAAAAAGTAATCACTCAAAAGCAAGTAATCAAGGTCAAGGGCGATAAAGTAATCGAATATATAGATAGAGAAGTCAAAGTGTTTGATAACACTTGTACTGTGCCTGAGATCGCTATCAAAGCACATAATATGGCTGCTAAGAACGAGGCTCCATCAGAGGATAAGAAATGAGTAAAAAACTACTGCTATTTTGCACAGCCCTCTGTATTTTACTGCTAGCCGGATGCTCTACTACTGTACCAGTCAAACAGAAATTTCCAGACGCCCCTGCAGTATTGATGGAAAAATGTGAGCCATTAGATACTATAGATCAACCTAGTATAGTATTCAGCGAATTCTTAAAGACTGTAACCAAGAACTATACCAAGCATCATAGTTGTAGTAAATTACTAGAGGCATGGCAACAATGGTATACTGAACAGAAAAAGATCAGTGACGAACTGAACAAGTAAAGAATTTTTTTACTTCGTTGGCGATATGCTCAACTTCGCCGTCACTCAATTCAGGGTATATAGGTAAACTTAGCAAACCTCTAGTCAGCATGACACTAGCACTCATCATGTCAGGTTTTCGTATATTAGCAGTTATCGGATATTCGCTTAATGCTTTATCATAATGTATCTTAGTCTCAATGCCGTTGCTATCTAAATGCGCTTTTAATTCGTTTCGTTTGTCTGTATAGATAGCAAACTTTTGATCAGCATGAACTAAATGATCACGGCTCAAACAATGAAATGGTAGATTCTTAAACTCATCAAGGTAGTAATGACGTATCTCTTTTCTACGCCACTGCCAACCATCTAAATGTGTTGCTCTAACAAGTATCTGCGCACACTCTTGTTCACTCATCCTGCTATTAGTTCCGTAAGTTTCGTGTTCGTGCTTCCCATTACTGCGATAACTGTATGCAAACTCCCATAATTGCCTATCATTAGTAACTATAGCACCACCATTACCGCTAGCAGGTAAATTCTTAGTTGGGTCAAAACTGATAGCCATAGCATCTCCCACATTATCGGCTACTAACCAGTGTTGCGCACCGTCTACTATTGTTGTGTTGAATACACTACTACCTTTAGGATTGGCCCCGTACAACCCAACTAAGCAAACAGAGTTGACTACATCATCTAATATGTCAGGGTCGAGATGCATCAAACCATTCTTATCCGTGTCTACTAACTCTACTTCCCAACCTGCATTTAGAAACGCATTTAATGTAGCGACATAAGTTATATTAGGAATCTTTATCTTAGGTATTATATCAAATGTTGACCTAAATGGTTCTAAATGATATCTGGCTATCATCTCTAATGCTTGTGTGCCGCTATGCACAGTGACCGCATAGGTAGTATTGGTCCTGAGTGCTAGCCATGATTCAAACCTACTAGTAAACTCGCCATTCATCAATGTGCCACTTTTCAATACCTGATCAGTAGCATCTATTAGTTCATCTCTTAGATTGCGGTATTGTCTCGCTAGACCGAAAAAAGGTATATTATGCATACTGCTTTATAGCCTCATACAATTCTTTATTGTAGTTTTCTAGCCTCATATCTCTTATTTTATCTAATGCCATGTTGAATTCTAAAAAATCTTTAATCTTGGAAGCATCAAAACTATCCTCGTAGCACTTACCTTTTAATGCATTGATAGTATTCTTGAACTGTGGAGATTGGTATCTACATTTGTCTAACATCCACATGTATATCTTTCTATAACAATCTATCTTATATTGTTTAGGTAGATACATTATGTCATTGTGTGCAGGTAAGAACACGAATCCAGGACGTATATCAATCACGCATTTCTTGTATGTTCTGTTATATTTTTCACAATATTCGAACAAATCTGTCAACTTGTTTAAATTTAATATTTGTATCACGGGCCCGGCTCTCAACGTTATGTTGTTACCCAATGCTAATAAGTCTTTAATAGTTTTATCCACTACATTAAACTCTGTAGGATATCTAATATATGTTGCAAGATCATCTATCGCATCTATGCTCATCTGTATGATGACTTTTTTAAATTGCTTAAGTAACGCATAGAACTTAGGATTAGTATTAGTCATGTTAGTGTTAATAATCAGCGTCACATTTTCATGCTGACTTGCATCTATCAACCGTTGCATGATGTCATAATTCTTTTTAATTAACGTTGGCTCACCCCCAGTCATATACAACGTGACCATATTTTTTAAATGAACGTTGATATTCTCATCGAACCTATCTGTCTCAAACCAGTCTTCAACGGATATCTCACTTTTGAGATAAAAGCGATCTAATACAGGATCCGGATTTTGTTTGAATTCTTCTTCGACCAGGCTGCTATTCATGGGACTACACATCCTACATTTTAGATTGCACTGATTGCCTAATCTTATGTCTAAGTATTGTATTTTTAATTCTGAGGTAGTGTCTGTAAACTGTTGATCTATAAACGTAGAATTGTTTATCAATCTACGGCTTTCTCTACCATATTTTTCATTGCTATAACATGTCTCACAACCTTCGATGTGCCTACCATTAAGCATGTCTCTGCGTAAGTTTTTATAGAAATTGCTGTTATAGATATCTTCTAATTTATCTACACCCAGGTTATATAATGAGCCGTCATCTTTTGTGACTTTATCTCTGCTTACACAACAAGGTCTAAGCGACCCATCCGGATCAGTAGTAATGCCCACCCAGGCCAGTGAGCAATAACTCTGGTTCATCCTATCTTGTTATTCCAAAAATTACTGGTGCTTAGCCAGTCGTAATATTTCTGGAATCCTTCTTCAACATCAACCTTAGGATCATAACCAAAATCACGTTTGGCTGCGTCAATGTTCAATGCTCCGCGACTAGGGAAGTCACTATCTTTGTCTCTAACATTGATAGATCCTTTGCCTACAATCTTTACTGCTAATTCAGCAGCCTCAAGTAGTGTACGACTGTGACTCTTTGTGATGTTATATGTTTTATTATTTGTATTGTTACTCAGTGCGGCTGCAACGATACCGTCTGCGGCGTCGTCAACATAGGTGAAGTCGAGGGTCTCTCCGGCTCCATTAACATTAAGCACACCTCCGCGCATTGCTGTAAGCATGAACTTCGCAATAACTCTATCTTCAACATCAAGTGGCCCGTATACAGCACTAGGGCGAATGATAGTGTGGCTAAAACAATTTCGGCGCGAGTAATCTTTGACAAGCCATTCTCCTGCTAATTTCATGATGCCATATTGTCCTTGAGGATTACAATTAGCATCTTCTGTAACATCGTCAGTAAAGTCACCATAGACCATACTTGAACTGATATAAATGAATTTCTTAACACAACCTAGTTTGCTTTCTTCTAATAGATTGAGCAAACCTTCGCTCATGACCTTAGCACCATATGGTGGATTAGCATTGACAACTTTCTGTCTAGGAAAACTTGCCATGTGTATAACGATATCAGGTTGAAATCTATTGAATATAGTATGCATCATGAATCTGTCGCTGATATCGAATTTCACATGTTCTACTATGCCTACTTTTCTCTTTCGCTGTTCCATAAGATGTTCGATCTCATCCTGAGGTATGATACCATAGTTGGTCTCTGTATCAACTACCATCACACGATGTTTCAAATCTTTAAGTCTGCGTACTACATTATGTCCGATAAGGCCATATCCACCTGTTACTAATATATCACTCATACTTTAACTTCCAATATGTTAATGCGGGGCCGTCTAGATAGGCTACGATATTATATACGTACCCGTAAGTAGAAGGGTCAATGTGTCGTTGCCACATAGGTTGCTCTGCGCTATTTTCCATGACCCACTTACCCTCATCAGTCTGTTGCCACTTAATTATAGGTTCAGCGACAAATAAGTCCGGATCTTCTACATCACCCATTCTAATACTATGAACTATTACCTTTTGCATTATACAGCCATCTTAGCCTTTATACTATCATGACTTTGATAGTTTTGCAACTTGATATCATCCATAGTAAACTTATCAATGTCTTTTATCTCAGGATTTAAGTACAACGAGGGTAACGAATATTCTTCTCGGGTCAACTGTTCTTTTACTTGTTCGATATGATCTTTATAG